GCATCTACATCTTCAAAGATAATTTCTTTACATCTGCTACGAGACAAATTCATCTCAGCAATTCGTAATCTTGTTGCTACGATTGCAGGGTTCACATCTCCATTAGCAGGGATTCCTGAAACTAGTATTGCAGGGCATAAAGCGTTCCCTGTTTTAGCAGGGTTTGTAGCATCACAAGTGCTTGGTATTGCAGAAGTATTGCCTGCATCTGAACCTGCACTACCTTTATAAATAGCACCTACAGATACGTTTTCAATCTTGATTTCTCGTACAGGTACAGTTCCTAAAGTAATAGCTAAAGTATTCTGTTCTGTCTTTAATACTTTCTCTATTTCCTCTGTAACATTCTTAGCTGTTACAGGAAGTGGTACATCTCTTGGTGCAGAATAAACTCCTGCGTCTCCTCTGAAAAAACTTTTATCAGCAAACACAGTTTGGTCAACTGCTACTGTAGTAGTAGCCACACCACCAACAGCAAGAAAACTGATAGCCATGTTGGGGGAGAATCCCATTTTAGTAAGTAATGAATAAGGCGATTTAAGTACATTGAATGTTGTCTTCCATTTACCTGATTCGGCATTTAATGTTTCGATTTTGTTGATAAGCCAATCTCTAGCGACAACCATTGCTCTGTATGTTTGAATAATTTTTCGTGGTAGAGAGAAGTAAACTCTTCTAGCTTCAGGTTGTAGTAGCCCTATAGTAAGCATAGCTACAGAACCAACTAGCGTGTACAACATATTGCTGTACAAAATTGTAGATAAAGTTTCTAACTGTAGTAAAGAAGTTTCTGCTCCACAAGCCGTCACACCTAAGTATGAATAACAATTGTTTACGTAAGGTAATGCATAGGTAAATGGGTTAAGATACGCACTTACTAATCCAACAGCACCCAATAATAAAAGAGAAATAGTAAATATGTAACTTGCTATCTTGCTAATTATTTTTAAAAACTTTGGGGCTTTAAAATTTTCAGGAGGAAACGTAACGTCTTTACCAAGTAGTTTAAACAAAACTCTATCTAATCTAGACTTCATTTTTTGTCTGCCTTTTCTATGGCTTTAACAACTTTCCAATATTTGCTTAAGCCCGTAGACTTATCTGTTTTAGAAATCTTACCATCTTTAACTGTTGCTTTTAAAGCATTAGCTAATTCTAGTAACTCAGGTAAACAATCTGAATACTCTTCTATATAATCATACTTACATTTTAATAAGCAAACCATTACGACCTCCTATGGTTTTAATTTAATTACGAAATACCCCTTGCTGAACACCAGTCATCTACCATTGTGTCTATTTCTGCATCTGTGTAGTCTCTCCATACATGAGTGCCTGACCCCGGAGCAAGTGGACAATTCTCCTCATAAGCCATAGCAGGGTCGTTGTCTCTAACATCTTTTACATATGTTTTAAGTTGTGCCACTGTCAATTCAGTTCCAACTCCTGACCCCACTCCAATCCAAGTATCATCAACTAAATGATGAAAATAGCCATGGTCAGATAAACCTGATGGTCTTCTATTTCCATGTTCTCCATTTACAAAACTGTATTTAATTATTGCCATTACTTATTAACTCCATTTTTAAACAACCATTCACTTCTGACTAATTCAGTAATACCAATATGGTTCATTGTTTTTATGTACTCTTCCCCAAATGTTTCTACACATTTATCTAAAAACTCATACAAATGGTCTATAGATGGGTATGCTTTTTCTGCAATTAAACCTTCGCATTGGTCTATGTATTGCTTAATGTAATTGCGAGCAGTTTGTAGGTGTATGCCGTACTGTTCCAAATACTCAGCATTACCCTGAGTAATACTCCCTGTAAGCACCATGTCTCTGTGGGATTGCCTAAACGCTTGCCTAATATGATGTCTTATCTCATCTAACTCTGCATCTTCCTCATCCCATAACACAGGAATATTATTGTTCTTTCGTATTTCTTCGTATGCTTCTTGAAAGATAGCAATCTCTTTTAATGCACCTTCTATATAAATCTTTGATGCTTCCATACCTGCTTTTGCTTCAGCAATTTTTATACGAGATAGTTCTGTATCTTCTTCTTCCCATTCTTTAATTTGTACTTTTAATTTTTGGTGCTTAAAATAAGCATCTCTCAATGCTTCTTTTTTGCGTTCTATCTGTGCAAGGCACTGCCTTAATCTTCTGTAAGGACTATCTGTAAGCATAGTAAGAGTCATTAACTGATTAGTAGTCTGTGTATTCTTTCTACCTAAAGAATTATTGGCTCGTTCCATCTCAACCATGCGTTCAGAAATCTTCTGAATTTTGTCAGAAGTAATAGTTGCCATCCCTCTAATAGAATTTTGTATTTGGGCTAGTTCGTTCATGTTCCTGAAAGCCCTCCACCATCTGCTGAAATTGTAACTAAGTCTCCTACATCAGCAGCATCATCTTCAGATGCTATTGTAATCTTATCTATAACGTTAGAGCCGTTTGTTGATGACCCACCTTCATTGTCTCCACCTGCAAATTCACCTCTAGTTCCATCACTCCAACCACTCATGCTCGTTCTAGCAACAGTAGCATCTCCAAAACTTGAAGCGTTTCCTTCTGACGCAACTGTCATAAATTCCATCACAGCAGAAGAACTATTTCCTCTGAAATAAACTGCTCTAGCAACAGACGAAATCATATAACCTTCTTGGTCTGTTGCTCCTAAAGTTCCAGTACTTGAGGAATCTGCTGAAGTAGAAAAAGTATGGTATTCAATAACATCTTCATTACCTGCACCACCATCATAACCACCTGCAATTAAAAATTTACTGTTTCCATTACTTGCAGCTATCCCACTTTTAGCTTTGTCTAAGTCCCCTGCATCTGTTCCAGTAGATGCTGATGCAATAGTAAAATATTCTTTAGAATCAATTCTTCCTGATGCTGCTCTTCCACCACAACAAAACAATAATGTGCCATTACTAGCACCTCCTGCACCACCCATACGAGCACCAACTCCAAGGTCTGCAAAATCAGCTTCACTACCAGTTGTAGCAACAGTGATTTTGTCAGTATCTGTTACGTTATTAGATGATGATGTTTTACCACCAGCAAATATTCCTAAAGTTATATTTGAACCTGAACCTTTTAATCCAAATCTAGCACTTTGCAAATCACCAAAGTCAGATGTGTTTCCATCTGTAGTGACAGTTTTGTATTGAATTACATTAATTGGAGTTTCTGAACTAGTACCATCTTGCCCTCCACCTAGTACAGCCCTAGTTCCTGCAAATAGAGGGTCTACAACACCTACAAATTCAAGACTATTTAACTTCTCAATATTGTCATCAGTTCTAGTGTTAACTTTTTCAATATCTGTTATAGCAATAGTATTAACTTTTTCTATTTCATTAGCCATTAAGCATGCTCTATTACGTCTATGCTAGGCATTACAAACAGCACATCATCTGTTACTGCAATCCCAATTCTTTGTACATAGTCTCCATCATCTGAAGGGGCAGTTTTAGTAATAGCCCCCACCGATTCTCCTAAATAAACAGGGTCACCAGCATCAAATGCTTCTGCATCCATTCTCCAAATGCCATGTGTTAATACATAACAATCGTCACCATCACTTGCAGCATCATTTGTAGCTATACCAATAGCAGGGTCTGTTACATTCCCTGCGTCTGCTCTTGCTTGAGCAACTTTTCCACTACTATTTATATAAACAGCATCTCCTTGAGAAACACTTCCTGCACTATCAAAACCTATAACTATTCCATAGCCTGAAGTATTGCTTGCAGGTTCAGAAGTAGCCATTCTTGAACCACCTAATTTAATGTACTTAGCATCAGTTGTAGATATGTCTTGTGCAAATGTAACCCCACCACCATCTGCGATAGTAATAGCATTATCTCCATCAGTAAAATCAATAGTTGCAGTTTGAACACTATCACCTGTAGTTATTGTTCCAGTAGTTGTAATAGTATCTATATATGCGTCTTTCCACCTCACACCTGTAGTACCTAAATCAACATCACTGTCTGATTGAGGACCAAATATATTGTCTGCAACATATACTTGCTCTACGTTTGCAGCATAAAAATGTATTTCATCTTCAGTTTCAAAATCTATTTTAGTTTGGTCATCTTCACCAATTTTAATGTCAGTAGCTAACAAAGAGGTAATACCTGTTTGAGCAGCATCAACTGTAATAGTTAAATCGTATGGGTCTCCATCAGTACCGTTGTCAGTATCAGTCCAGTTAGTAGTAACACCACTTCCAATTATCTTTACTTCTTTAGCGTTAGATATTGTTACTTCATCACCACTATCATCTTCTAATATAAATGAAGTCATTCCACCCGTACCAGCACCAATGTCAGACAATACTTCAGAACCTGTTCTGTAATCTACGTTACCTGAACTATCTAATACTAAAAATTTATCTGTATCTGTACCTGCTGCACTAACTGAACTTAATGTTAAGCTAGTACCACTTAGTGCATTTCCTGTAAGTAATACTGTTCCTGCAGCATCAGGGAATGTAATTGTCCTATCTGCTGTTGGGTCGGTAATAGCAAAAGTTGTTTCGTTACCGTCTGCTGTTGCGCCTTCAAAAGTTAAAGGACTTGCACCTTGTAAAGTTGCTCCAATAGTTAATGTGTCTGCAGCAGCATCACCTAAAACTAAATTACCATTTAATGTAGTAGTTCCAGTAACTGTTAATGCTCCACCTACTGTAGCGTTACCTGCTATAGCAAATGTAGAACTAGCTACAGTTGAGTTAGGTGTAATAGTTACATGAGCAACGTAAGTGCCTTGACTGTTAATGTCATTACCCATAGTAAAGACACCACCAGCAGCATTTTTAAATTGCCACCTATCTCCTGCATCATCACCTTCATCAGCAAAGAAATATAAAGGAGCATCTCCTCCTTCATTGGCTCTTATGTTAATTGTTTCTGCATCTAATTCTGATAGATGCACTTTATCGTCAAATTTAATTCTTCTTTTAGAAGCACCACTAACAATCTCTATGTCAAATTCGCCTGCTGTAGTGTGAGCAATACTCCACGCACCATTGGAATCAGTAGTTGTTGTAGCCCTAACATTAGCCACAGTGTTCTTATCATATAAGTTTACAGTCGCACCCGATACGGCTGTGCCTGCATCATTATATAAAAACCCTGCAAAATTAATAGCTGGATTTGCCATTTAACTTCTCCCTAAACGAGAACTGTCTCTAAACTGTAAGGCTTCTCTAGTTGTACCTAGAGGGTCTTGTGCTAGATAATCCTCATCTACAAATATTAATGTTATCCCTTGACCTGCTAACGACTCCCTTGCAAATATATCTCGTGCTCTAGTATCAGCACCTAGTTCGTAGTGATAGTATACACCTTGAACATTAACTGCCAAATTAGGTGGGTTGTTAAATAAAAAGTCAATAACTAATCCACCCTTGTCTAGTCTACCACCCATTAAAGGAGATTGGTAGGTAAAGTCTTCATTAGGTTCGTAACCTAACTCTACTAAAGATGCATAGAATTGCCATTCAGGTAGTGAACCTGTCCATCCTTCAGGAACTACAGTAAGTGATGCTCTTAACATTATCCATCCAATACTACTACCCAACTAACTTTGTCATTGTTAGTTGCTGCATCTACATATAAGCTACTAAATGGAACGGTTCCCCCAAGTTCTGCAAAACTAATTTCAATAGTATTAGTTGCAGCTAACTCGTAACCGTTACTAGCACTAACATCACTAGTACCAAAGTAAACTAATCCTGAATTACCAGCAAGAGCCTTTACTCTAATCCACCTAACTTTGTTAACTGTATTAGATATTTGTACTCTTGTACCTGCTGAAGATACATTTGTAGTTCCACCATCAAGTATCATGGTTCCACCAATGTTATTCGTGACGAGCCACGTTCATCATACCCTGTGTACTCTATTCCTGTAGCTGAAGTTACATCTACGTAATAGTTTCTAGTTCCTCCTCCATCATCTCTAAAAGTAAACTCTTGTAACAAGTTACTTTCTATAGAACTTATTAAAGCACTTCTTAATTGTTTAGGGTTTTTACCTTTATAAGTATTATTTAAATCTACTTCTACAGTGTGACCGTATTTAGCTTCTAGTTTCTTCCTAAATTCTAATGTAGTAGATACTACGTCAGGAGACTTAGAAGTATCAGACCCTCTAGATAAAGTTAACTTAAACTTTATTGACCTAAAAGAAACCCCAACTCCACTACCAAAAGTATATGTAGTAGTACCACTACTGCTAATAGTTCCTAAACTAGTATAAGAAGTAGAGTAATCAATAGCATATTCAACAGCTACTGTTTCATCACTAGATGCATCTTCTACTTCTACTTTTAATTTTAAAGCTAACTTATCTACTTCTACTTGCTGTGCATCAAACCAAGGAGTTTCATGGAAACCAGTAGATTCATAAGCATAATCTGTACCATCTACAGCTACTAACTGAGATGGGTTAGTTACATCAAAAGGAATTAATTGATGGTATACCTGACCATCTAGCCCCCACCATAATCTGTAATCACCTTTACCTGCATTAGATACAAGCATTTTATCTACAGGCTTTCCTGCTTTAGAAGAAGGAGCAATCCATTTGGTTTCCCAACCTGTATCATTCCATGCAACTATAGAAGATTGACCACTACTGTCAGCTATAACTTGAGCACTGTGCCCACTTATACCTGCAGATGCACCATACTGAAACGGTATATCTGTAGCTGCTTGAGCACCGGGTGCAGTAGTAGCATCTACTGCTGCTATTAATTCTGTATGTGTTCCTACTAATTTCTTAATAGTTCCTCTGTATGTAGCAGGTAAACCATCATCTCTATCAGGACCCATAACCGTAACAACGGCATTGTTAGTTCCATTAATGTATTTATATATACCTAAACCTGATGGGTTGTATATTGAATCTCTCCATCTAACAGAACCTGTTCCATTAAATTGATGAAACGGTAATTGAAATTGAGTTTCAACCCATCTAGTATTGCTAATATCATGTGCAAACAAACCTACTTTAGTTGCTGCATAAAGTATCTGTTCACCTGCAGCATCTCTAGCTACAAACAAATCAGTTACGTATTCTTCTTGAACTGGCAACAACGCATCATTAACAGGTGTTCCACCTATAGTTAGCGTGTACCAAAGTTGCCCTGACTTATCTATTCCCCACAACCTGTCATCCCAAAACGATAAAAACCTAGCGTCTGTAGTTTTATCTACAACTGTTGTAGCAGAAGAAAAATAACTATATCCCCCTTCATGAGCAACAACTATATAATCAGTACCTGACATACTTACTGTAATAGAATCAGTAGGAGTAGCAGGAAAACTATAAGCAGAACCTCCATTAGTTACTTGTGTCCAATGGTCTCCACCTTCAGAGTAGTAATAAGGAGTATTCCCATATCCAGCATATAACTCAGTTCCTAAATCTTGTATAAAAGTAATAGCACCTGTTATTGCTGTACCATCAGATAACTCTGCAGTAGTTGCAGCAGACAATGCAGGAAGTACAAGGTGATGTCTGTGACGTAAGTTACAAGTAGAATGCCATGCTCTGTCTGCGTCAGCAGGACCTTGCATCCTTTCTACACCAATACCACCACGCCAATCAGACCAAGCAATAATAGATGAACGTAAGTTACTGTCTCTAGTTGTGTCACCAATAGTAACTTTAGACGGGTATATAGATGCCAATACACTTTGTACTGGTCTATTTAATGGGTAGTAAGTACCACCTAAATATATCTCGTTATCATCTACTACTTTATTTGCCATTATTCAACTACTCTTCCTGTAATTAAAATAGGAAAAGCACGTTTAGCTTGTTCTGCTAAACCAAACCAAAAAGCTGCTTGTTGTCTTTTAGCATCAGGGTCTACGTTAGGACCCCCTGACGCTGCAGCAAACGCTAAAGCTGTGGCTCTAGCTATTATATAAGCGTCATCTATTTCACTAGTTCCTGCATCTGTAGATAACAATGCAGGCTTATCCCCACCAGTAATCTTAAGAAGTGCATACCCTGCTTCAGTTCTACCTGAGTCAGTAAGCACTAAGTCTCTAGCACTTCTATCTATTTTCCATAAATGTTTAGGAAAAATTTCATATACAGCAGTATCGTTTTCTACTACTTTAATATCGTCTATTCTAATTTGACACGCACCAAAATCAGAAGTAATTCCATACTTTAATCCTATAGATATAATTGCTGTATCTAGTTCAGGATTGGCTAAAGCTATTCGTACATAAGTCCATGTGTCTGCAGATAATGCAGGAACAGATAATGTTTCTAATGGACTAGCACAACTAGCAGAATCATCTAAAAGTATTGCTAAGTTTCCTGCAGTAACATCTACATTAGACTTAATCCAACATTCTAAGTAATCATATTTAGATATATCTTTACTACTTATAGAATCTGTTGCTATATCATTTTGAGAAGCACCTGCAGCAATAACAAACTTATTACAACCTGTACCTCGTTTTTTATCTTCAGTATCTACAGTAACTGTAATATCTGAATCTACCGTTTCGTCAAAAGCACTGTTACAAGAATGGAGTATAGTGCTACTAATAGAACTACGGTAATAAATGTGATTGATAATTGAAATGTTAGAAGGAATGTCATATCTAAGACTCCTGCCATCTGCATAAATACCAAGACTTTCTACTGGGTCGTACACTTGCCCTGTAGAGTCTACTATTGCCTGATTAATAAAATCATGAATAACATCAGGGTTATACGGCTCATCCCATATTTCATATTCATCAGAACTAGCTACAGTAAAGCTAGCATTTTGTTGAAATTGAATAGTGTTATTACTAGCTGTATAGTCATTAACATATTGAGTAGTTTGAGTAGTCCCATCACTAGCATCAGTAACAAGAATTAACTTACCGTTGTAAGTATCATCTCCACCTCTAAACGTATTAACGTCTATAAGGGTATTGTTAGTTCCACCTGTAGCATTACCAACTTTTAAAGCCCCTAGGTTGTACCCTATGGATTGCCTAAGTTGTTTTCGAGTTCTCCCTTGTACAGGCATAGTTAAACCTCATTTTATTCTTCAGCAGATTCCTCTTGCTCAGAACGTAATTCTATTATTGTTCTTTTTAAAGTAACTATTTGTAACTCTAAATTAGTAATAGTATTTATCTTCTGTTGCAACACTTCAGCTATATCTGCTTGTGTTATTTCCAACGTATTGTTATCTGCGACCATCAGATTCCCCTATAATATATTCTATTGTTTGTACTTTCTCTACGCTTTTCTGCGTATTCTTTAAATTCTTTTAACTGCTTACCTATCTCTTTACGTTCTTTAGCAGTTGGTTTCTTTTTAGAATCCAACCCCCTACATTCTAACAAGAATGTTTCTAACGCTTGAGCAGCCATATCTTCTATATGTGAAGGAGATATGTCAGGGTCAGCAGGTATCTTAACCACTTGTGCCCTGCCTGTCACTGGGTCACGAAATTGAAATGTATGTACAACAATGGACACCCCAGTTTCAGCGTTGTTTCCAACACTTTCTTCGCCTACATAAGTAGACCCTTGAGGTGTCCAAAGTTCAACCATTAATATAAGTTCATCAACATTACTGTATGGAACTCATTATCCACACCAACTTTACCGTGCATTCTAGCAAGAGCAGGAGTAGTATCAGCACCAACAGCAATAAGTTGTCCTGTATGGTTTTGACTTGCACCTACTAATGTACCTACTGCAGGTGTACCATCAATTTTAGCAGCAGCTAAACCTGCTACTTGAATCCAACCATAATAGTTAGCTTCTAAGTCAGCACAAGTTACACCAACAAATCTACCTGCAACTGCAGCAGGAGCAACAACAATGTCCTTATATGGACTCTTAATAAGACCTGCTTTATCCGTACCTGCTGTAATAGCAGTTTGAAATCCATCAGGTTCATCTATAGTAAATATTACTGTTCCACCAGCTGCTCCAGCAGGATGAGATTTAATTTTGTACATCTCATGTGGGGTTGTATCGTCTTCATTAAAAAAGAGATAACCTTCTGCATAAAGATTTTTTACAGCACCATCAGTGCTACCAGCAAAAGTAATACCTATAGTTGTATCACCTACTGCAGGACTAGTTGTAATTACCAAGTCTTCATCATGGTCACCTGACGGTGCTTCTGAAGCTACAACTAAACCTTCACCTATTGCAGTACCACCATTTTCTACGTACCTAAATTTTCTTCCATCAGGAAAAGCCATTTCGGCTCCGAGAACTTGTCGTTGGTCAGATGTAGTTATTTTTTCAAACCCATATCTACCACCTATAGTTGTTGGAAAAGACATTTTAAACCTCCTATAAGGTTTTATTATTTACAGGGTTTCCCCCTGCGACTAACCGTTAATTTTATAGAGCCACGGTCAATCTTTACAACTCTTAATGTGCATTATACATCAGATACTAAGAACATCCCTCTCGTTGACATTTCTTTTTATAAAAAGTCATCTTAGATGCTGCACCTGCAGCGTTTGCAGCTTCTGCTACAAAGCCACAAACGTCACAGGTTCTAGTTACTGTAGTGAGCACAATAGGTTCTTCTACAGCTTCTTCCTTAATCTCAGTAGCTGTGCCACAAACACCATTTGTGCCACTCCATTGACACGTACAACTTTCACTTGGCTTCCAAGGAAACATACCTATCTTAGCTTTTCTTAATACATAATCAGGATTACCGGGAACTCCTTTTATAGCAGTTCCTACTGCTGCATTAATTTTACCATCTTCACTGTAACTAGGCTTGTGCCTATATAAAGTAGTTTTGGCTTGCCACTCATCTATGTATTTCATAGAAAAACCAGTGTTAGCTAATTCTATTCTTTGTTTGTTTCGTTCAGTTATACCTGCCATTTATACCTCGACTATTATGAAGTTGCTAAGTCACCAATTTCAAATTGTACTGCTGCACCTCTAGTGTCATCTAATTCAAAAACACCATAGTCTGCTGTCATAACAATTTCTGTTGCTCTAAGTGATGCATCTCTTTGTCGCTCAGTTCTAGTGTCAACACTAGTAAGTGCTGCTAACGCAGTCTTATCAGCAATAACACCATAACCTGAGTCAACGCTTCCAGTCTTTTCAATGTTTCCATCTTCAAAAATTGGAACACCATTAATTGGTCGCAATCCACTATAGAAGTTAGACAACAAATCTGCTGACCAACCTGAAGAAATTTCAGCATTGTTACCTGCAGTTGTTGCTGCTTCTTTAGATAAAGTTGCTATAGCATTTGGATGGTGAACAATGTACAACTGAGAACCAAATTTATTTGCTTTTGCATTAGAAATGATTGCGTGTACGTTAGCAGCAGTCATGCTTCTGCCGTCTGCTCCAAGAGCAGTACCACTATTCAAACCTGTGTAAAGAGCAATAACATCAGTATCTTTCTTTCGAGCCATACCATCACCTAACTGTCTTCCAATAATTGAAAAGACGTTATTAGCTGATTGCCTTACAAGTTTGTCTGTAAGAATAACTTTTGCACCAACCTCACTGGCTGTAAGGTCTACAGTAGTCATTCCAATATCTTCTTCATCAATGATGTCTACTCCATCTTGTAAGTCACTCATTGACATTGTTCCTACTTTAGGAACAGTTACTGTCTTAGCACCTTTTGGCAAACTAAATTGTTCGATAAGGGCTAAAGCAGGGGCGTTGTGCTCTTCTGTGTATCGAGCAGAACTAATGATAATTTTTTGGGCATTTTCTAAATTACCCGTTGTGGCTGTTTGTGCCATAGGATTACCTCTTTATATATGTATTAAGTTTTAACCTAAGCCAGCAGCCCTTCGTGCTGCAGCTGATGCTTGAGGAGACCTATCGCCTTGGTTATACCTATCAAGCCACCTGTCCTCATCACTGGAAGGAGCCGGTGTACTTTGACTATTGTCAAACTCTTGAGCCGGAACTAGCTGTGCCTTCAGCCTAGCTATCTCTGCATCTTTGTCTCTATCACTTTTAAGACGTTTTGCAGCATCTTCCATCTGTTGAGGGTCAGGAAATTTACGTAATTCAGCAAGGTCTTTTAACTCAAGTCCGTATTTAGTTGCAAAGTGTTCAGCAGCATTAGCTTGACCTTGTAAAAACCTAGCTTGCTGTTCAGCTTGTTGTTGCATCTGTACTACTTGAGATTGTTGTGCAGCCCAATTCTGTGATATCTGTGCTGCTTGGTCAGGCAAATATCCTGCCTGTTCTAGTTGTTGCCTATAGTTATCAGTCTGTTGTCTTAACTGATTCTGTTGTTGCTGATTTCTGTATTCTAAATTTTGCTGTTCTATTTCTTGCATACGTTTTTGCAAGTCATCTACAGCAGGGTTTACATCAGGAACAGGAGTTTCAGGTACAACAGGAGTTTCTGATTCTTGGTTAAGCACTTCCGGTTCAGGTGTGGGTTGTGCAGGAGTTTCAGCTTCAGGTGATTCTGAAGGTGTTTCGTCAACTGCTTCTGTAGGAGTGTCTTCAAATGTGTTAACACCTGCAAATTCTTCTGTAATATCTGTAGTGGTTCCACCTGAGAAATCCTCAGAAGGTGCACTTTCCGGTTGTTCTGCCTGATTGACCATAGGTATACCTCTCGTTATTTTAAATAACCCTTAGTATACCCTTAAGATTTAAGGTACTGCAACACCAGTAGGCATAAACACATTAGGAGGTCCATATAAAGAAGCATGGTAGGCTTTAGCTTGAGGTGTAACACCTCTATAAAAATCCCCGTACCAATAAGCTAAAATAAAATCTAAGTTGCCACCTTCTCTAGCATCATTTATTACAACTTGTTTACGTTGATTGTTACGCAATGTATTTAAAGTTTTTAAATACGGGTATTGTTTTTCTAAATTATACCTATCTTGTGTAGACCCGTTTATATATTCATTCCAAATAGCTAATATTTGAGGATTGTTGGCTGCAGCAGGATATAGTTGACTTAAATCTTTACCAGCATCCCAATACTCTTTCATGTATTGGCTTGATTTAATATACGACTTTTCTGTAGCTGTATCATTTTTACTTAACTCAGCACTAAAAGCTGCATAAACTCCATCATTTAAAGTTTCAGAGTTTACTCTAAGTGCTTCTACGTATTCATTTCGTGCATTAAAAAAAGCATCCCAATTTGCAGAATCAGGATTTTCTGAATCAATTTTTATTTCGTAATAACCTGCTAATAACAAGTCTACTTTGTTTCTAATATCATCTATTTGACCTGCATCATTATACATTTTTGCATAATACGCTTCCCTAATACTGTCTTCAGCGTTTTGTATAGAATATTCATAAACTTCTCCTATACCTAATTTAGCACCTTCATATTTTAAATACTTTTTAGAACGCTCTTCTCTCCATTCTTTAGGAGTAATACCATCTTTTTTGTTCCCTTCATACCAAGCTAATAGTTTAGAGTCTGATTTTTGTTGGTCAAAAAGTAATTCTTGTCTAACTTTAGAAGCAACAACACCTGCTTGCTTAGTTTGTTTTACTGAAATTTCAGGAAATGCTTGCTCTGCTCTTCTACGACCAGCTTGTAACAATGCTCCTCCACGTTCAGGATAGAAAGAATTTTTTAATCCTTCAATAAAAGGTAATTGTTTTTTGTCAGGTTCTCTTAATTCTTTTTGAAACTCTTCATATTCTTCAGGAGTTAAAGACAATCTAAACTCAGCACGCTCTAATCTATTCATATTTCTAAACTCAGCAACTTTCTGAGCCATAGGTCTATCTTCTAACCCTCTAAGTTCTTCAAAGGTTTGATATGTCCAATCAGCCATATCTGAAACTAATTGCCCTACGCTTCCAAATACACTGTCATATAAGTGGTTTAATCTATCAGGACTAGAAACTATGTTATCTATTAACTCTCCACCTATAGGAACATCTTCAACAGGAAGTTCTTCTATAACTCCTGCAAGTTCTCTAATAGTTTTACTAGTTCTTCTAGTGTATTGCTCTTCTAATGGAGCATCTTCATCTTCTACTATTTGAGATTGTCTCCATGTATCAAAGCCAGTTAACTGTTCACCAGCTACGTTAAATACTTCAGGCATAGGTAATTCATTAATTGGGAATGTTGACTTCCAAACTTCTTTACCCCATGCAGCTTTACTAAAATTAGCATCTTCGTCACTGTTTTCTGATAAGAAAGTTACTGCACCAAATACAGTGTTCCACTCACGTAATCTGTGAGGAATTACTATATATTGTGGTTTAGGTCTTTGAGTAACAGGGTCTAATATGTGTTCTCCTGCTTCATCTCTTTTAGGTGGAAGCATAAAAATAAGACCGTTGTATCTAATGTATTCAGGAATATCGTAATACAGTGCTTTACCTTCGTATTCAAATTGTTTATTCCAACCTTCTTGAATAGCCCAGTAACTGTATATTGCTCCCCCTATATACATTGATGCTTGTTTAGGACCCATAACTTCTTTAAGTCCTCGACCTGTAGCACCTCTAGCTTCCCTATACCCTAATCCAAATGTTAAAGGAGATACGGTTCCATTGTTAACAGATTTAGCATATTTTTTAATTTGTTCATCTACGCTACCAAATTCAAACAATGGTCCATTAGGCACTGGGTCTTTAACTGGTCTAACTACAGGATGTAAATCAATACCTAATGTTCTGAAAGGAACTTTAAAACCTTCAGCAGCAGCATTTAAAAATAAAATATAATTATTCCAATCTCTAATTTGCCAGCCACCTTTATAGAAATCTAAAGTAGCATCAATACTGTTATCTGCAGCCCTTTGTGCAAAATCCCAATCCATTAATCCTTTAGGAGTATCTCCTGAAATTCCACCTTTCCATTCTTCAGTAAGTTCTTTGTAAAAATCTTCTTTTGATAACTTCATTAAACGGTTCATTTCTGCTTTACCGTTTATTCCTAATTCATTTAATTGTTTTATAAATGATTTTCTAGCTACAGCTAAACGTGGTGCAGCTTCAAATGCACCACCTACTGTAGGCATAAAGTTTTTAAATTGATTAGTTAAACTATTTTTTAATTCTTTTTCTATTTGATTGGTGCCACCTGTAATTAGTATTGCACCATCTGATTGTCCTGCATCTCTAAATTCTTTTATCATACGTCTTTGTACAGAATTTAAATTTATATATCCTTGTGTACCTGAAGACCATCCACCTAGCCGTTCCATTAACTCAACAAAGTTATCTTCTTTGTTAAAAAGAATTTTGTTAAAACTACGACCTAACTCTCCAACTACTTTATCAGGAGTAACACCTGCTCTAAATTGAACAGTAAACATATCTATAATTGCGTTACGAACCCAAAACAAAGGGCTATAAGTAGTAAACACAGACCTAAACCAACCATTGCTAGCAGCAATCTTAGCTAAGAATGCATTTTCTCCAACTGCTAAATATCCATGTCTGCCGTTAACTTCTTGCCAAATATCTTTAGGTACAGGTTGATTATCTCCTAACCCACCAAATACTTTTCGCTTACCATTTTCATAGTAAACAAAATACCCAGTACCGTTTGCAGGTTCAGGAATTGCTTTAAGAAGAGCACCGTCTTCATCAATATAAATATCAGTTAAATCTTTAAGAACTTGTCTGTCTGCATCATAGTTAAGTAATTCAACTATTGTTTTTGTTGTTTTGTTAGATTCTGCTCTGTATTCTGCCCGTATTGCCTGTAATGTTAAAGAATCAAAATCTAAAGGATTACGTCTACCTAAAGCAGTTTTTATATTATTTGAAAGAGCCATAACTCCATCATCTAATACAGAAGTATCTCTTAAATTAGGTTTTACATTATATCTTTGAGTTCCAGCAAACTCTATGTACTCAGTAGGAGTATACCAATCATAAAATTCTTCCCAATGTTTTAATTGTTCTTGACTAATAATTCCTGCATTTGCAAGCCTAGTTCTTTGTTCAGCATAAAATGTTTGAACACTTTTAGCCATTTTTTCTATTGCATCTACTTGTTCATCAGTATAGTTATAAGTATTTTTAATCCATGTACGGTCATCAAATTGATACAAGTTGTCATCTGTAATTTGAATATCAAACTCACCTGTTTCAGGGTTTTGCATATTAGGGTTTTCTCTTTTCCCCGGTACAAATTTTTTCCCTGATTCTTCTGCAAGTTTTTGTCTAGCAAGTTCTTTTCTGTTAAAAGCATCTTTAATATTTTTTAATGTTTTAACCATTACATATTGATTTACTACTTCAAGGTTAACATTAGATTTTTTTAGTTCAGGAAGTATTTGACCTTTATATAAATTTATAACTCTAATATTTGCTTTTTGTCCTGCTTTATCTGCCCATCTGTGAAGATTGTCAGCAACATTAACAAATTCTTTTAATGCTAATTGACCTCCCGATAAACTAGACCTATATAAATTATTTACATATTGTCTAATCATTTCACCTTGGTTCCAATACTTACTAATACCTCTAAGGTAAGAGTCTGCAGTAGGTCCTAAAGTATTAGGAAATAATGCTCTTATAGTTTTAGAAAGTATGTTAGGTCCATTAGAACCTAATTTATTTGTAGTTGCATTAACTTCCCCTTTAGATATATCTTTTTCTACATTAAACAAACCATCATCATCAGGAATTTCTGATTTAATTTGTTCATACACTTCAGGTTTCATTTCTGCCTGACTAGGAACTCTATTAACATCAGGTTGGTCTAAGTCAAATCTAGGTCTAGGATTTAATTGGTCTCCAAATTCGTAAATGTCTCCATAATCAGGAGCAAATGGAATAGTCGTATTAATAGGGTATCTATTAGCAGCAATGGTTTCTACTGGAATTTCATCAACTGCCTGTAATGCTTCAAAATCATCAACTACTTTTTTAATATTGCCACTAGATATTACTGAAACTTTTTCTATAGGGATTCTTTGGTCAGTTGCAGCAATAATTTCTTGACCTGCTTCTCTAGTATACCAACCATCTGCATCATCAAACTTAATTGCAAGTAAATAAGTGTCATCTATATTATTTACAGCACTAAACCAAGGTTTTCCTGAAGCATTAATTCGTTGTTCAGCGTTCCATCTAGGGTCTAAATATCCGTATTCTAATCCACGCCTGTACTCTGCAGCATCTACTACTCTATATAACTGTTCAGGAGCAGATGAAGGTGCAGGTTCATCCATTATAGCCATTCTTAGTTTTTGTTCAGCAGTCGGCTTAACACGTACTTCAAAACCCGGTCTATTTATGTTTGCACTCCGAAAATTTTTTCCTTTTTCTATTTCAAAAGTCTTAACAGAAACAGGTATGTCACGACCTGCATTTGGAAGTTGCATTTGTTGTTCAGCATATTGCTGGTCCATGTAACCACCGGGTCGGTCCATTTCATCAATCTCTGCTTGGCTTCTTCTTGCTGCTGCTGTATCCCCTCTTGTTCCATCATCATATCTTGGGTCATCAGCTTCAAGTTGCCTTATTCGTTCAGCTTCATCTATAGGAGTTGCTTGAGTTGTTGGACTTTTACGACCTCCTAGTGCACGAAATGGTGCTGTAATTGCTCTTTCTGCTGCTCTTTCTGCTGCAGCTATTGGAGTTAATCCAAGTTCAGTTGCACGCAATCCTGCTCGTAGTGCTGGGTTGTTAGCTGCTGTTGCACCAACTCTTGCTGCTGCTGCTGCTCCACGTATTGCTCCAGCAGATGGTATTGCAAAGTATGGTGCTTCTTCTGCTATTCCTCTAGCGTAAGGAAGAGTAGGGTATAATTCTTGTCCTATTTCTCTACGTTGTTGCTCAGAAACAATTTCACCTGTTTCTCTTTCTATTTGTGCAACTTCTCTATCTGTAGCTTCACTTCTTCTAGTTTTTGCTTGCCACGGTTCAGGAATATTAAGACCTTCTAATACAGTTCCTGCTATTGCTCCTACAGGATTAATATTCATAAATTGGTCAAATGCACCAGCCGGAGAAAACTTTCCTTCAGGTGTTACATATTGGTCAACATTAGGAACCATTCTTCCTTCAGTAAATCTACTAATTGGTCTATACCAAGGAGACTGTTCAGTTACACCTTCATTTAATTGCCATGTTGCAGGTATTGTTTCTATAGCTTGATTTACAAACGGTTGAACTACACGCCCATGAACAAAATTTAAACCAGCCCCCAAGCCTTGTAATGTAGGCATAACTCCGGGAACTTGAGCAATTCCACTACCTGCTGCTCGGGCAGCAGGAAATAAATACTCTTGGAATACAGTGGGGTCTGCTGCAGGTTCTTGAGTGTCAGGGAAATAATCCCATTGATGCCACCATGTGTGGGGCATTAGAAATAAATAAACCTTGTACTAGGAGCATATCTTCTTGTTGACATACCTTTTTGTGCAGGAGTTAATCTGCCGTATCTTTCAGTAAAAGGTTGCCTAGATAAGAAGTCTGTAAACGTAGTCATTTTTGACGGGTCAGTTCTGTTCATTAACTCTCTACCTTTAACCCCTAAGTATTGGTCATAAACATTACCAAATTGCCCAGCAAAATAATCACGTGGTGCTTGACTAGCACGGTCTCCCGTTCCAAAAGCCTGACCTATTGCACCTAAGTATGCAGTTTGTGGGTCAGTCTCTAGCATAGTTTGATAGTAATCATCAAATGCGTTCATTCCATTTGCCATATTACATTCCTCCCATAGCTACTGGATTAAATGCTGTACTTATAAAGTCAGCAAATCTACTAGCACCTTGTGGTCCATATTGAGTTTGATACAAATCAAATATGTTTCCTAAGTTTCGGGCACCTCTATCACCTAACGCTCTGTTTCCTAACGCAGCTAATGATGCAGAAACTATTTCACCTTGTGTTGGTTGAAGCCCAAATGTTGCTGCATATTGTGGGTCAGAAATAGTTTGCCCACCTAAAGAAGCTAAATAGTTTTGTAATCCACCAAAAGAACTTCTTATATCTTCTAGTCCTCTTCGTTGACCACTTTGCAAATATTCTCCAAATCCTCCACCTTGCGTACCCATTCCAGTAACCATTGGTAAATTACCACTAGCTTGATTTAATAAATATCTACCATAAGCAGGTTGGTATCCACCGTATAAATTAGCACCTGCTAAAACACCTATTGGAACTTCTCCGATTTGTCTTGCCCTATAACGCCTAAAAGCGTCTGCCGGTTCTAAACTTAAATCATATGCTTGTTGACCTAATCCTGTCATAGCCCCTGCACTTCCTAGCCCACCTGCATACGCACTAGGTGTACTTGCTACAGCACCTGCACCTGCAGGAATAGGTTGTGTTGCAAATACTCCTTCTTCAGCTTGTAAATCTACAGGCTCACCTGCAGGAGAAACTGGAGCAGGAACTGTTGGAGCAGGAACTATAGTAGAACCTGTTGCTCTTACTCCTCCATAATCTTCTGAAAAATCAGCAGGAGCAGGAGTAGTAATAGCATCTTGTTGTGCTTTTGCTGTTCCAGCTTCTGTTGATATTTTTGGAACACGTTTTTTAGTTGGTCTTATTATTTCTCCATTAGGTCCATAAGTTACTACTTCTCCATTTTGAAATGTAAAACCTTGTGGTATACGACCTTCTTTTAAAAACTGTTCATTTGCAGCATCTACTTCATTTTGCAAATTACCAATATTTTCAGTTACTGATTCAGGTACATCACCTGATTCATCAAATTCTTGTGTAGTTGCAAGTTGTTCTGCAACTGTCACAGGAACTGGAGTTACTGTAGTGTCAGGAACAGGTAAACGTGTTCTTACTCCACCAGTAGCATCATCTTCCATTGAAGAAACAACAGGAGCAGTTGCTATAGGTATTTGTGGAATAACAGGTTGAACTCCACCTAATCGGTCAAGTTCAGCTTGACTTGCTGCTATATTAGCAGCAGTTACTGCATTAAGGTAAGAACCATAATCTCCTGAAGCGTAGTCAATAAAATCTTGAGTTGCTTGTGAAACGATTCCTTTAGCTGGTTCAACAAACCCGTAAGCTGCTGCTGTAGCAGCATCAACAGGACCTAAAGGTCCTATATCTGCTGCTGGACCTAATGGAGAAGTGCCAACTGGCACTCCAGCAGCTATTTGATTTTGCGTATTTCTTAAATTTCTATAATAATTTGAAGAAGATGTAATTTGTTCAGGCGTGTAACCACCTGCTGCTAAAGCCCTAGGGTTCATTAAATCTGCTTCAGGAATTAAATTTGCAGGAGGTGTACCTATTGCGTTCATTAATCTTAATTCTGCATCACTAAATTGATAACCAACACCGGGAGCCACATAATCAGACGGTAATAAAGGACCATATTGTTGATTCCCAAATGCGTAAGCGTTTTCTATTGGAGTAGAAGCCCCTACTGGAATACCACTTAAATCTAAACCTTGATTAACTGGAATTGGTGGAGGTGTTACTTGAGTTTGACTTCCAACATCACCTTCATAATCAGTAAAAGTATTTTGACCTATTCCTAATTGTTGATTAATAAACCTGCCAAAAGCATTAGAGTCAGTAGGTCTTCCCCCTGTCATATTAGTAAATTGAATAATTAATGCTCTTTGTTGGTCAACTGGTAGTGCAGAAAATGCTGCACTTTGAGAGTACATAAATGGTATTTCATTTAATTGCGTATCGTCATACATACCGTGTCCAATTTGATGTGGCATTTATGCACCTCCTGTAGGTGGAACTAATCCTATATTTTCTAATCTAGTTTGCGTACTTTGACCTCCGGGTCTTGGAGTTCCGGGAGGAACTGAAGGACCTACTGGAGCCGTTGGAGGAACTGGTGGTACCCCAAGTGCTGCATCAGGCATTACTTGAGGTGGTAATCCGGGAGGTCCACCACCTTGAGGTGGCATTGGTGCCCCCTGACCCATTCCCTGTGGTTGTTGGCTTTGTGCCATTAGTTGAGCACGTTCCATGCTCTTCATCATAAACACATTCATCAACTCGCCCCTATAAAATTCTACCAAATCATCTCTGCCTTGTCTTTGTGCTGCCTGTAACAGTGTCCATAACTGTGCTTCAGGCAAAACTTTTTCGGCAAGTTGTACTCTGATAGAGTCTTCCATAGAGTCTGCTGACTGCAAACCAAGTATTTTATCTCGTATAAATATGTCAGGTAGTAGTGGAGTTTCACCTTCACGTGCTATCTGAGCCATGCTCATCTTTGACATATCGTCTTGTGGTAGTTGTCCGATAAAGTCTACTTCGACATCACCAGCATCACGTATAGTCTCAGGAGTAATTTCTTCTGAAAAATACATTCTGTTTTTATCCTGACCACTAAGTTCCATAGCTTTAAATGCACCAGTAACATACTGGTCACATAAGTGGTGGAACATACTTCTATAACATTTTTCTAATGCAATTAGTCTAGGAGCAAGTACAGTTTCAACACCTTGACGCAAAGTATTTATTGCGAATCCTGATAATTGAAATTCTAATTGCCCGTATATAGAGTGTGGTAATCCACCTCTTTGCATTTCGCCTGAGATTAATCCCATAAACACGCCTGACTCTCTAGCCATTTCCAGTAATCCTAGTGGCTCTACGTCTTCGCCTTGTCCTAATGCAATCTCAGAACCTTCCTTGTATGGGTCTTCTTCCAGCGTTTTAGTTCCATCACGTGACCTGACTTTAAGTCCTTGTCTACGTGAACGTGCTGTAAGTTCAAGCATCACACTCATCATAAAGTTGTGCTTTTCAAACAAATCACGGGAAGACTTATAGCAAGATTCACCATAGTCTTCTACGGTATCTAAGTTTCCTGACTCTGATATTGCCTGTACTAGAGGTTGTGCTCCTACAGGTCCAATAACTACAGGTACTTTGTCAGAACCATGTTTAGTTCTTTTCTTTAAAATAACTGTATCGGTACAAACTATATTATCTTCAGAATCAAAGAAGTCATATATATCTATACCGTCATCATCATCAGGACCCATGCCTTCGCCTTCTACCTCTACACCATATATAGCTTTAATTTCTGTAGGAGTTTTCTTAGTCTTGTAACAAGCCCAAGCTAAACCGTTAGGTCCTTCTCCCCAATATGTGTGGAGTGGGTCCCAAGGTTGTATATCTACATAAGTATCGCCTTCTTTATTCTTTACAAGCGTTGCTCTTACTGCATACCAACCACGTAAAGTAATGTACCAAGATAGCTGTGCTTTTACAGTAGGTTGAAACCTAGCTGTTACTCTATCGTCAGCACTTTTAAGTAATCCTATTAGGAATCTTTCTTTAGCATCATTGTTTTCCCTTTGCTCTCTTTCAGCATTGTTGTAGGGAACACGCACAACCATCTCAGATGTAGTCATCCAAGAAATAAGTTTGTCTGCGTATACTTGTGGTTCGTTAGATGTGTAAGATTGATATCCCTCTCCTGCATCAAACTCTTCGAGTCTGTACAGTTTGTGGTCATCATCCATTCTTGTACGTAAAGGTTCAGTCAATTCATAGTGATTATCGACTAAAGCCGTTATTTCTTCAGGTTTGTAGTTAGCCATTTACCAACGCCTTACACTGATTGTCTTATTTTCAGTCACGTATCCGTAACCATACCGATTTATTATGCCATATATTACAGCTTTTACACCGTGGTTGTATCTATCCTCCGGTGTATTTCCTACAATATTACCATCTCTATCTGTTTTCCACTTATAAGCACGGCTTTGCCCGTCAAAAGGATTAGGATGTACACCTAACTCAGATAAAATCCCTTCACATTTAGGGTTAAAGACTATTCTAGCATCTCTTTGTTCTACAGGGTCAGTCTTTAAAAAGGCTTTTAGCCTTTCAGTTCCTTCATTTATTCTGATTTTTTGTGAATCAAAATAAATTCCAGTCTTCTCTAGCCACACTTCTGCAGGTGCAGCCATAGCCTGATGCTGATAACCTGCAATATCTATCACTCCAAACTGTGCATCCTTCCACCAAGGTCTGCTTTGAGCAATATCTATAATGTCATCTGTGACTAAGTTACGCTCATATATCTCATCAATGACTCTTATTTGGTCATTTACAATTTGGACTATTTCGCAAGCATACGCTTCAGAATATCCGGGGTCAATCCAAATATGCACAGGAATATCGGGTTCATACTCAACATCTTGTATGTGAATGTCAGGTCTTACCTCATTAAACACAAGCCCTTGTGGTGGTGAGGGTATACCTTCTATACGTTCCATAAAGAAATCGTCAGAAGCAGCTTGTTCCAGTGCTAGTATTTCAGGGTCTTCCCTGCCACCGGGGTACAAATACTGGTTGGAGTAGCTTGGTAAAGAGAATGCTTGTTCATCTTTACTTGAAGTATGTTTCCATGCCTGATACATTTGTGGGTACCAGCCTAGTGAGCCTTCAAACGTACCAGCTAAAAACAGCCAACCACGTTTAGGTGCACATCTTCCACGCAATCTATTAAAAGTTTCTAAGTCTAACTGACTAGCTTCGCAACCAATTATTCCATTAGGTGCTCTCATAGCTAGAGTTCTAGGGTCTTTTGCAGATTTAGTTTCTATACGAGTGCCGTCTGCAAGTATTATCCTGCCGGGGTCTACACGTTTAGTGGATTCTGCCAGTAGTCCTAACTCAGAAAAGTCTTGTACTAGGTATTCAAACTCTGCTCTAGTCCTTTCGTAGTCTGCAGCGACCAGCCAATAGAGACCGGGCTCGTCATTTTCTAGGAATCTAGCAAGTAAATACTTAGAAGCTACCATAGATTTGCCAGCTTGTTCACCACCAGCTACTAGGATAAATCTTTTTCGGGAGGACAGTATAGGTTTTTGGAGTTCAGTAGGAGAGAAATTTATTTTCTCGTATATGTAATCAGCAATTTCATTAATATTCGCAATCGCCATTGTAAACTTCGGACACATAAGTTGGTGTGCCCTCTCCCATATGACTTCCTAAAACATTATATTCAAAAAATTCATTTGCTTCTTCTGCTGTCATATCATCTTCTAACACAAATATCTCAATAATTTTATCTACCGAGTAAACAATCGTGTTGTCTTTCGCATTTATTCCTAGTATCGCAGAAGAAAACTTATCTCTTTCTAAGGAATCCCCACCTAAATACAACCTATCTTCAGAATCAATCACCTTTTTTTCCTTTTAAAATATTTTCGACCTGCTCATGTGCAGTTAACTCACTTGATGTGTCCTCACTTTCAGTATTTTTACTATCCTTAAAGCGTTTACGCATCTCACTAAGAACTTCTTTAGCCGTATCATCTACCACAGTTGTCTGAGGTCGATATTTATCAGCCCAATGAGCGTTCAATAAAGTAATCAACAATACAGGATTATCTTTAGGACCTTGGTCTTTCACCCTAGATACTGCCAAATCCTGTAGCATTTCTCGGAAATTATGCTTCGCATCCTCAAATCTTTCTTTAAATCCCTGAACATTATTCTCTATCCACCTCATAGGAGTACGTCTATTAACGCCTAACTCCTTAGAAGCAGCACGAATACTGCCTACCTCTGCATACAAAGCAAGGAAAGCATCTTGTCTAGCCTTAATATCATCAGGCTTTGACCCTTCTATCCAAGAATTAGTAGCTGCCATTATTTCTTTTTCCTTCCCATCTTCTTCTTTTTCTTCGGAGGTCTACCCATTTTGCTACCGTAAGTACCTTTTCCTTGTGGCATATCTATCTCCTTATTACCATTTAACCTTATTAGCCCAATACGCTGCAGACATCTTACCTTTAGCAATATTCTTAGCATGTCGAGCCTTAAATGACTTAGCACGGGGAGTCATAGTCTTATCCCCAGTCTTACCCTGCTGACCAAACCTTATAGTTTTAGTCTTATCACCCACTTTAGCAACAACAACGTGTGACTTCGTAGGGTGCTTCGGAGTTCTTTTAGGCTTATTATACCCACTAACTCCAGCATTTTTTAATTTAGAATCTTTCTTAGGTGCCATATCTAATTTATACCATACAAATGTTAATATACACAACGAGAGGGGTTAATCAGGCTAGCATCTGCCATGCTATCGACCAGCCTACGATACGTTGTCTGTACTAATTCGTGGTCCTCTCACATAAGGAAACTAAAATGAACATACACGACCTACAAGGTCTAACTAATAAACTAGGTGACCTGTCCAAAAGAGTAAACAAAATAGAAGAAATATCTAAAATTAGCTACTACTCACTAGTAATAACAGCACTAAACTCCTTAACTCTTCTTATAATTATTCTCTTTTTAGTACTTGTTAGTCCTTGACAAATAAATTATAATAGAAAGTAACAAGTAACTATTTCTATTCTATTTAAATTTATTTTCTAGTAATAAGTCATTAGTTAATAACCTCCAGTATAAAGAAAATAGGAACTAGTTACTTGTTACTGTTACTAGTAACTAGTTACTAAGGGCTCTTTTTAGAAAAATTAAATTTCTACGGGTATACTCCCTCTAATCACACATTCCACAAGACATACCCCCTGTTACCTAAAACCAAGAAACCATTAACTGCACCTAGCAACTGATTACAGTTACTAGGTTTGTTAATAGCTTCTTCGCACACGTTGTAACTATGTTACGAAGTAACATCAGAATTCAGGGAAAAAAATAGCTTCTTTTCTCGGGTACCCGTTACCAGTAGCAAAGTTGATAGTTACTGCTTTTTATACTGGTGGCATATAGATATATAGGTTATTTCTAGTATTAGGGTACTTTAGGGTATCAAGTAACTATTAATACGCTGTATCGAGCTTCTAGGGTGTTTTATACCTAAACACCAGGATATTTATATATCTATTATTACTATTTAGCTACAAATTACCCTATTTTTACCCTATTTTCCTGGTTTTTTCTCTGTTTTGGTCAAAAACAACGACATTGGGAATCATTCTCATTTATTATTTTGTGCCTGTGTAGTCACAAATATTGACTATTGACATTAACAAAAACAACAACTATGATTGACCCATAAATTAAATCAACAAAGGAGTTGACACAATGAAGCTGACAAAACAAGAAAATTTGAGATTTGCAGAAAATATGGTGAGGAGAGTAGAAAAAGAATGGGAGATATTTAATAATTTAGTTTCATTAGCCAAAAATGCAAAAGAAATTAATATCCAAGAAATGAATCAAGATTATTTAATACTTAGCATCAAGACACAATTAAGAAAAAGACAATTGACAGTTGCACAAATCGAAGCTGGTGTATATATGGGTTGCAAAACTACTCTAGTACAGAAAAGAAGAAAAGCATACAAGCAAGAAATTATGCATCTAGAATCTCAAATGATTCAATATACAGGGGGGGTAAACTGGACTATAAATAATTTTTCAGAAGAATTTAAAACTGCTCTAAATAGTTAAATTAGTAGACCTGAGCAAGTCTAAAAACTGCTCAAATAAATAAACAAGAAGGAGATTAAAATAATGTATAGATGGATAATTACAAAAGATAGAATCAGCACACCAACAGATATATCGACTGTTGGAGGTAGGGGCGGGAATGCATGGAACATAGATGTTTTAACTTCTAACCCTCAACATTTTAGCTTATATGATGATGATAAAGTTTGCTATGCTGAAGGAATGATGTACTCAACAGATGATGACCATAATACTGAAGAAGCATTATTTAGCCCATTGGATAGCTTTGGTAGGGGGTATTGGGGTTGCACTGATATTAAAGTTGATGGGGATTGGGTATAACAAGAATATAAATAAATTATCAATCCTGAGCATGATTCAAAACTGCTCAAATAAATAAACAAGTAACAAAGGAAAAAACACAATGACAAACGAACAAATCATAAAAGAATTTTTAAATAATAAATCAGCAAAGAATCAAAACAATTCATTAACAAGCACAGGAGACAAATTATATAGTTATAGATTTTTAATAGCAGAAAAGGCACCAACAACTACAGTAGGAGAATTTGCAACAGTAATCAATGATTTTTCAATAGGTAAGATAGAAGAAATTACAGGGATAAGGAGTATGACAACAAGACAACATATTGGACTATTAAAAAGAACAGCACAAAATCAAGGAGAAGAAACAATAATATTAAATTAGTAGATATAACCTGAGCAAGTTTTAAAACTGCTTAATTAAATTAAGCGTTAAAGGAGAATTTAACAATGGCTACAAAGCAACAAAAAGAATTTATTTACAATTATGTAAAAGCAATTAGAGATGAGAACATTAAATATTCTGCAAAATCTGAAACTTTAAAAGCTATTGATGGAAGTTTAATATTTATATGTAAAGGTGATAATTGGTGTTTATCTACTTATTTTGCTCATGATGAAGAAGAATGGAAAGAAGCAATAGATTGGAAACCTAACTGTTTTACAATATGGGACGTAGAAGTTTATGAAACTAGCAAAAGTCATTTAATCGCATACAATGAACAAAGCAAACCTAAAAATAGGCGTACTGATAAAGAAATAAAACAGATTTTATCATTAACTGACGT